AGGCGAAAGAGCAATCCAATACCGATCCAAGCAAGAAGCTCAGTGTTATGAGCCAAAAGCCGATCCACCAATTCACTGAGATTCCTCAAGTTTGGCGATCCTTCGCTCTTGGTCGGAGAGCTTCTGCGCCCCCACGGCCACGTTGATGCTGATCTCCTTGATGGAGGCGTTCATCTCTCGGATGGAGTTGGCCACGGCAAGGGCCACAAAAGCGCCACCGCCCTTAAACATCCACTCTGCGATTTGTGTCCAATCCATGGATACCCCCTAAGCTATAGCCGTTACCTGCCACGAGCCGGAGCTAGTGAAGGTCCAAATGTCATTTCCGCCTGAGGTGGTTTTGGTGCCGCCCGTTACGGTAAGGTGCCCAGTAGCCGCAGAGAAAATAATAATCCCGCTACCTCCGGCACCACCTGTCGCCTGGCCACTGGAACCGTTTGCGCCACCACCACCGCCGCCGCCGCCAGAGTTCGCAACACCAGCCGAACCAGCTACACTATTGCTGCCGCCATTACCGCCGCTCGTGGCTCCGCCATCGCTCCCCGTTCCGCCGCCTTGGTTGTTGTATTGGCCGCCGCCACCGCCGCCGCCATACTTAGTGGATGTCCCGCTGATCGAAGAAGTATATGCTGCGCCACCATTTCCTGCGCCCGTAGGAGATGCTGGTGTGTTTGCGCCAGCGCCTCCAGCGCCACCTCCGCCTGCACCTGCGCCATTTGAAGTATTCGCATTACCGCCAGCAAAGGCATTAGATCCAGAAGCAGATCCTCCGGTTCCACCAGTGGTGCCAGCCGTGTTGAGCGCGCCGCCGCCGCCACAACCACCGGTTGCTCCGTCTTTATTTGGTGAATCAGCACCATGGCCTCCGCCCAAAGCCGTGACGGCGCCCACCCCAGTAAAAGAAGAGTTATTTCCGTTCGTGTTGGCGGCGCCACCAGCTCCGATCGTGATAGTTTTTGTCTCAATTGCCGCCGTAAAAGTTCCAACCTCTACTGCGCCGCCACCGCCGCCGCCACCACCGAAAGCGTTGACCGTTCCAGGGCCGCCGCCACCGCCGCCGCCAACCACAAGGTAGGAAACCGTGATGTTCGGTATTCCCCCATTAGTAAGCAGCATTTGTTGAAGTGGGCCAGCCATTACGTTAGCCCAGTTCCGCTAATAACCCAGCGCGTGCTCGTCACCTTGAGGGCTGTTGCAATACCGTTTGCTGCAAGAGTGCGGCTGCCGGTTGAGCCGGTTCCCGCCAACACCAGCGTGTCCGAAGTGATGGCGATGGTGACAGTGTTTATCTCGTTGACGAACGTGATAGCGGTGCCGATGGGGTAGGCCACGTTGGCGTTGCTGTCGATGGTGAAGGTGCGGGCGTTGTTGTCGGTCGACGGGTGATAGATATGCTTTCCGCCATCCGTCAGCACCGTCGTATAGGCCGCAGATTGGCTGTTCTGACGAATCAGGCTTGATAGTTGAGCATCGTAGGCCTGCACATCGGTTCCAATGGCCAGACCCAAAGTTGTGCGGGCGGCAGATGCGCTGCCATCGTCGATGAGGGATCGGCCATAGGACGAAAGATCTGCCAATGCGGCGGTCCCAGATCCCGTGAAATAGGGCACCTTATCTGCCGCAGATGTCAACCCAGCGATCGCAGCAAGCTCGGCGTCTTGAGCCTGCACATCCGTGCCGATTGCCAAGCCAAGCGTGGTGCGCATGGCCGAGGTAGAAGAGTCGTCAAGCAGGCTCCTTGCTGTTGACGTAAAATTAGCGAGAGCAGCAGTTCCGCTGCCCGTGAAGTATGGGATCTTATCTGCGGCGCTGGTTAACCCGGCGATTGCCGCCAGCTCTGCATCCTGGGCCTGAACGTCAGTGCCAATAGCCAACCCAAGGGTGGTCCTCATGGCTGAGGTGGACGTATCGTCAAGAAGGGTTCTGGCCGTCGAGGTGATGTCAGTTAGGGCAGCCGTCCCGCTTCCAGTGAAATAGGGCACCTTGTCGGCAGCAGAGGTCAAGCCAGCGATTGCTGCCAGTTCGGCATCTTGCGCTTGCACGTCTGTGCCAATCACAACCCCAATGGCCGTTCTTGCGGCGGCAGAGTTGGCGGCGATAAATACCGCATCACCAACAGTTGTGCTTCCAAGCGTGGCTCTTTGGGCCGCCGCATTTGCGTCGTCGATCAAAGCCCTTCCCGCAGATGTGCAGGTGATCTCTTCCACGTCGCCAGATCCAGCCGTCGATCGACCAAGGATCTTATCCGTGGCCGAAACATTTTGCATCTTGGCATAGGTCACAACGTCATTATCGATGGTCCACGTTGCGCCAGAGCCGGAAACCGTGATGTCGCCCTTGTCGCCATCAGAAAGGATTGCCGCAGATGCGGCTGCAGCGGTAGCCGAAGCAGCAGCCGCAGTCGAAGAGTTGGCCGCATTGGTGGCGCTCGAAGTCGCGTTCGTGGCAGAAGACGCAGCAGATGTTGCGCTGCTCGCGGCGTTTGTCGCAGATGTGGCTGCGTTGCTCTCGGAGAGGGCGGCGGCAGACTCAGACGCAGCAGCGTTGCTTTCCGATGTGGCGGCATTGCTCTCAGAGGTGGCAGCATTGGACTCGGAAGTGGCAGCCGCGCTCTCGCTGGCTGCGGCAGCCGTTGCACTATTCGCGGCAGCTGTAGCCGAAGTCGCCGCATTGCTTGCGCTCGTAGAGGCAGCCGAGGCGCTGGTGGAGGCGCTAGAGGCAGAGGTTGATGCGCTCGAAGCGCTGGCGGCAGCGGCAGATTGGGAAGTCGCTGCGGCGGCAGCGGCAGCTTCCGCATCATCAACCGCATCAAAGATTTCTGCGCTAGTAGGACCCCACTCAAATCCATCGCCAGCATCATTTGCCGCCAGGAGGGCTCCAGCCGTGATCGTGCTCGGCATCTCGACGTTCGAGAGCGAGGTCTTCATATTGAACTTCGGAGCGCGCTTTAGCGCCTCATCGAGCTGCTGGACTTGTTGAGCAATCTTATCAAGTCCATTCTCCACGTTCGTCGGGAGAAGGGGCGTGTTGTCGGCATAGTCCTCGGTTTGGGTTAAGGGAACAGCCGAGTAGATGATCAGCTTCTTGCCGGACGCGGGCGCCACCACCATCGTGAGGTTGGACCCAGAAATAGTAAAGTCTGTCGTGTAAACAAGATCTTCAATGTCGTCGTCTGCCGTCCAAAGCTTCGCCCCCACGTAGCTCGTGTTGCTTTGGAAAGAGAAGGGGATGGAAAAAACGGTAGTGCTTCCGTTGCCATTGTAGATGACCCGGCGCGACTGCGAGGATAACGACATTCCTTTGCCCCCAGGAGAGGACGCATCAGTGCGGCCTTCATGGGCTAGTATAATGGCGGATTAGTTCTGTGGGAAGAGGTAGTCCTGCCCTTGCTGGCTCATTCTCTGCCTCATTCGCTCGGTATAACCGGGGTTTAGGGTTTCGACCAGGCTGTGCAGGAAAAGATAGTCCAAACCCTGCTTCACGAAAGGCATGTTGCCAGGGAAGATATTGGTCCCAAAGCGCAAGAAGGCCGATGCGCGCATCTTGGCGGGGTCGCCGCTCGCCCCAGCCTGCTTCATCTGGTTCACCAAATCTGCAGCATCGTCTAACTTCCCAAAAACAGGGCCAGCCAAAGCAGATAAAGCGCTGCGCCCGTGACGACTATCGAACTCGCCCAGCAGATAATCACCATAAAGCCCACCGGCGCCGCCCCTTGCCATCGATTCCATGGCCACCTTTGCAATGCCCTCTTGCGTGTCGGGCATCCTAGGAGTCTTCCCCTGGGCCAGGTCTTTCAGGCTCATCGAAAGGTATCCGAGGGCCGTCATCGTTACGAGAAGGCCGCCAACATCTGCCGCCTGCTGGGAGCGTGAAGCCCCAGCCAAGACCTCGTGGTAGTAGGCATTCGAGAACTTCGAGATCATCGTGAAGGAGAAGTTCTTGAACTGCGAGAAGAACCGCCAGGCTTGGCCCTCGATCGAATCCTCGATGGTTCCGCGCCTCGAAAAGGCTGCCTGCTCAAAGCCGCCCGCCCGGTTCATCGCAATGTCAACCCGGTCGCGGAAGTAGGTCGAGAGCTTATTGGCTACGTCGCGCTTAAAGAGATCGGCCTGCCGGTTCTGCGCCTTAGACCCAGACCAAGCATCCTGAACCAGCCCAGAGGCCTGCATCTTCTTTCCCAGACGCCCTTGTTCTCTAGGGCCTGCACATCGCCCCAGCCCACAAACCGAGCCCCTTCGGCCTCTTGTGTTGCAGAACGCAACAGTTCCCACTCGGGCACGCCGATGCCATATTTCTGCAACACGCGTCCATACTGGGGATTCAGCTCGCCAAAGCTCTTGTTGGAGTTGTAGCCGATCCTGGCGGCAAGCTGCTGGGCCGAAGCCGCCTCGTTCACCTCTGTCACGAATTTCGTGCCGGTGAGCTTGAAGAACTTCTGGTGAGCACTGTTCACCCAACCAAACTTCCCGCCTTCGGTCGTGCCATAGCGGTCAAAGAAATCGCCAATGCGCGAATCAACGCCAATCCCGAGAATGTGCCCTACTTCATCGCGCTGGTCTTTTGGGATGTTCTCGAAAAATGTCTTCACGGAATCAGCAAGGGCAGAGAAGAAGCTATCACCCTGCATCCTCATCTCGCCCGCGCGCGTGGCAAGGTCGGGCACCTGCGCCAGGACGTTCATCCCAAGCGAACTCATGTCGGCAATCTTTCTCGCGGCAGAGCCCCACTTGGCTGCAGGAGAGTTGCCGGGAATATTCGTCGATCCGTCAACCGCCTTCCAATGGCGCATCAACATAGCCTTATCGGCGGCAGAGAGGCCGTAGATGTCTTTCAAGAAGGCATTCTCGGGGTTTGTGCCAAACTCGCGCATGAGGCCAGACTTCCTGGCCGTCTCCTGTATTGAGCGCACAATGTCCATCGAAACAGATTTTCCCCCAAACCTTTTGGCAAACTCGATCTCTGCCTCAGGAGAATTGAAGTGGAAGGAGCGACCGCGCTCAAGAAGGCGCGCCATGTTGGCTGGAGCCCCGAACATCCTCACTGCCTGATCAGAGTTTGAGCCCTCAGGGATCTGCTGCTTGCCCTCCGTCACATTCTTCCAAAGGGAATCGATCGCCTCAACGGCATCGATGGTGTAGAAGTCGCGCTTGAAGGATTTGTCGTAGTCGAGGTTCTCCAACATGAACTTCTTAAAGGCCTCTTCGCCCTCTTTCATCATCAGATCCCTGTCGTAGAATCTGGCCTCCACGCGGCCCTCAAGCTTATTCACAAAGGCCCCAGCATCATTCTTCATGATGAGCTGCTGTGCGTGGAGGTTCTCCCATGCCTTAGCAACGGCCAGCGCCTCCTTGTTGCCGGTGACTCCGCCATCACGCCCGTTAGCCAGCTCCCACTTCTCCCTGCGAATGGCGTCGTCGAGCTGCTCAGAGCGGATAATGTCCTCTAGGCCCTTAAGGCCAGACTCATGCAAATCACTCAAAAACCCAGAGAGAAGCTTTTGCTCCCGGCCCTTGATGTCGTAGTCGACAGAGCGGCGCCCGCCCTCGACCTGCTTAAAGGTGCCCGTGAGCTTGGCCTGAATGGCTTCGGCCTTGTTGCCCTTGAAGGGATCAGCCTTATAGAACCCCTGCCTCTTGGCATCCTTCACGGCATTCTGAAGGACCTTGATCTTGGCCTTCATCACGCCCCTCTGGTAGGCCTCGATCATCCCCTGCGCCTTCTTCATGAACTCGGCGTCAGGATTTCCAGCCGCATCCAAAAAGCCCGCCTTGCGCTCGCGGCTCATGGCATCGTAGATGGCCTCAAGATCTTTGCGATCGGCCTTGGGGAATTTGGCAAAGACGCTATCGAGGCATGTGGCCATTAGTGTTCAACGATGCAGTTCGCCATCTCTTTCAAGAGGCTCTCGCCCTGCTTTCGCTGCTCCTCCAAAGAGGGTACTCCGTCCTTCCCGCCCTTGCCAAGAACCTCCTCCACCTGCGCCATGGCATCCTTGGCTAGCATATTCTTTTCGATCAGCTGGTCGATCAGGCCCTTGGTCTGATTGAATTCTTCTTGGATCAGGGCGTCGTCCTCTGGCTCATAGGTTTCGGCTCGCGCGCGATCCTGTGCGTGGAGGGCCTCAGCCTCAGCGGAGTAGAATGCTTCGTTTCCTTGGCGTTGTAGCGACGAACAATCCCATCCAGCTCATCTTGCGAAAGACCCGCTTTCACTGTCGGGTCAGATTGGATCTTTTCATCAAGCACACGCACGTTCTCGGCCTTATCCGGGAACATCATGATGCCGTTCCTTTTGCCTGCGCCCTCGCCCTCCGTGTAATGGAGGCCATCGTAACCAAGCTCAGAGAGCTTCTCGTTTAGCCGCGCTTTGGCCTCTCCTGGCATGTGGTCATAGGCTTGTCGCAGAGAAATGTCTCCATCGACAAGCGCCTTAGCCACGTTCTTTTCAAAAGGCCGAATTTCTGCCGCGAGGATGGCCGCAGTCCCTTGGTCGAGGCTTGCTTCCGTGTCGAATAGCTTGGCGCCTTGAGTTTCGTATTGGTGAATAATGCCGGGAGACTCATTGAGAGAGGATGCAGCGAATCCATTCTCAGAGGCTAGCTTATCTGAGCCATAGAGGCCAACACCAAAATCGGTGGTCGAGTTCTTGGCCTCGGGGGCTGCAACGTGCAGCTGCTCGGCCTGGGAGTTCGTGCCTAGGTAATAACGCTTGTTTACGGGCTGCGAGGTGTCGGTCTTCTCATAGGCATACTCAAGGCGAGATCCGCCCTCGGGGATGGGGCCTGCGCCATCGCGCTCACGCTGAATAGCTTCAAGAACGGGGGTAATCATGGGTCGCTTCCCTTCTGCCATCTGGCCAGCGGCCATTTCCGAGAAGCGAGCGTTATCCTCTGCTTTTGTATTCCTGCCAAGCCAATTCTCAGCCGCAACCTTGGCGCGAGCAAAGCCCTCGCGGCCAGCGAACTTCAAGCCCTCGACAGTCATTCCAAATCCCATGCCCATCGCAATATTGGCCAGGCTCTCCGTCATCGAGAAGTCCTGCTGATATTGACGATTCCTGGCCACATCAGCGATTTCAAGAGGCACCATCACGGCTCCGCCCTCAATGGCTCCTCTCCCAAGCGTCGGCAATAGGCCGGGCCTGGCAAATGCTCCTTCTGCCGTTCTGGCAAAGAGCGAGGTTCCCTTCAAGGCCGCCCCAAGAGCCATGCCACCACCGATCATGAGCGGATCACCGGCCCCGATGAGAAGGCTTGCCGCAAGATTTGCCCCCTCCGAGATTACTCCCTGACCCAAGGCGGCCCTATTTGCATATAGTGAGGACCTGCGATGCGCGTTGTAAATCAGGTCGGCCACGATCTCCTTCTGAGGAGAAGTCCAGGTGATGCCTGATCCCATGTATTTCTCATTCAGCTCCGGCACGGTCAGTGTCTTTTGAAGAGGCATCTTCTCCATCTCATTTTTGAGATAGAAGTCAGCCGCAATGCCCATAGAGGTCTTCTGGGCGGCGAGGCTGGCCGAAGCCATGGCCGCATCCCAGGTTGTGCTGGGCAGATAATCCCCGGCATTGGTGTTCCAAAGATCACCTGTCTGCTCTTGAATTAGAGGAACCGGCATTATTTCTTCCTTTTGCGCCCCAGCGCATCGCCGCTCATCTTAATCGTGCGACCGTCTTTCAAGGTGGTGATCGTCACATCTTTCTCTTTGTCATAGACCTGTTTCACCACAAGAGAGGGGTCTTTCACAACATCAAGCTGGGCCTGTGACATGGAGAACTTCTTGCCCGCCTCTTGCGTGGATGCAGGATCGAACCTCTCCATCTGGTCGTGATAGCTTCCTGGAGTAACTTGGTCTGGCGCCACAACCTGTGTGGGCACAGCGTTCTTCGAGGAGCCGCCAAAGATCGTTTCCCACCACGGCTTATTGTAATCGAGCGCCTCTTGCGAGGGATTGATGCTGGCCTTCACAAAGTCGATCGTCACCGGAGTTCCATCCTTGGAACGAACCGGCGTCCAGTGCCCTGCCACCGGGACCATAAAAGTCATTCCGAGGTTATCAGGATTCGTCATCCAACGGCCCACAGAAATAGCCATGGCACGATCGGCTTTCCCATCCATCGAGGCCGGGGGCTGGATTCCAAGCCTCGTCTGCACTCCAGGATCATAGATCGCCTGCATCTCACCGCGCACGTAGTCGGCATTGGTGATCACAGTTCCGATCTTCTTTGGCATGAAGGCCGAGCCAAGAAGATGATACTGCGAATTCACGATCTTGTCGGTAGCCTGCTTTGCCGCATCCCTGTAGCTTGCGCCGTTCTCGTTGTGCAGGCGAACAGCCTCAAGATAAACGGCTTCCTTGAGATCTTGCGCCGGGCGAATCCCTCCAGAGCCAGAGAAGGCTGCGCCAGTTGCCCTGAAATTTCCATCCACATAGCCCTCTAGGGCCTTCTTATCCACGGCAACAATGCTCTTGTGAAGGGCTTCCTTCATCTTGGGCTCTTGGTTTTGGATGATGCTTTGGGCGACATCCATGTTGTCCATGTAGAAGGCTTCCTTGAAGTAGCCCGGGAGCTTGCCCCTTTGCACAAGCTCTTCCATGGCGGCGCCAGAGAATCCGCCAGCATTGGCCTTCATATCCCAGAGGCGGGCAGCCGCTCTCTGGGGATTCTGCTCGGCTTCGAGCTTGAGCTGGTCGACAGACTGCTTGACTTCGCCCTTGGTGAAGAGGGTTCCGCGCGCCTCAAGGCTTTGCGCCTGGCCAAGACGCCAGCGAAACCGGGCCTCGTCAGGAATCCCGTTCTGAATCGTTCCGGCCTTTGCAGGATTGTAGGTTTCTACATAGGCCGCGATGTCTGCCTTGCGCTCATTCATGAAGTGCGCCCACACTCTCTGATTGAGGCTCTCGTATTGCTTCTTGTGCTCAAAAGCAAACGTGGAGCTGTCGATGCCAGCGCCCTTGAGCTGCATATCGTATTCCTGCGCCAGGCGAGTGTCGAACTCGCTCTTCATCGATGGCGGCATCATGGCGAACTCGTTGCGCACCTGATTGTAGGCTGTGCCAAGGCTCACGGCGATCAGGGTTTCATCATATTCGCGCTTAGAAATGGGTCCGCCAGCTTGGGCAATTCTCTTCATCTCGTTCAGATTTTGCGTCGTCTCGGCTTTAGAATAGCGAGAAAAGTCCTGTGGATTTGTGCTGGTGAGGAGGGCCTGCTGGTCCCTCGCCCAGCCGCGCAGATCATTCACCTTGATGTGGTCGCCCTGCTTAATCACGGCCTCAAGCCTGTCGCGGATCGTGCGGATCTCATTGCTGTTGAGCGACTCCTGCACAAGGCGCGCATCAAGGCCGGAGCCGAACACGCCGCGATTCATCTTGCCGCCAGAGATAACCGTTGTGGTCTTCCCCGCCGCATCGGTCGACTTAGAAATCACGGTGCCAGGAGTGGGATAGCTCTCCTCGGCTCCCATGATCAACTCGCCAGTGCGGTAGTCGCGAGGCGCCGTCTCTGTGATGTGGTTCAAGACGTTGAGCCCCTCACGAGCGGTCGTCGGATTGTTGGAGTATCCGTTGAAGAGGGCAAGGATGCGAACCTTGGCGCCCTCACGGAAGAGCTGCTGGGCTTCCCCTGGGGAATTGATATTGCCGATCGATGAATCCAACTCTTGGCGAAGGGCCTCGATCGACTCGTTGGCCACCTTGAGGTTGGGGTTGTTCACCAGGAGGTTTGCCTGGGCGTTATTCCTGATCTCAAAATTCTGCCGATAGGTCTGCGCCTTGGTGACGTTTTCCCACTGCATGGCATCAGCATAGGCTGATCCATAAAGGCGGTTCGTCGCCTCAAAGTAGCCCCTCTGGGCGTCCCCCGTTGGCATCTTGCCCATCTGCTCCTCGCGCCTTGCCTGGAGCTTCTCCTCAAAGGCTTTCGAGAAACCATCCACGTTGTAAGCGATCGATCCGTCGTTATTGAAGATCGGCTGCCCGGCCTCGTCCCTCTTCTGGTAGGAGAGCTTGAGGCTCTGGGAGGTGTCGGTGATCCACTTGATGTCGTCAGAGTGCGCCTGAGAGATCGCATCCGACTCCATGGCGCGCTTCCTGGCCGTCATGAGGCGCGATCCAAAATCGCCGATGTCGCCGCCCAGCTGAGATAGGGCTGCCGCATCTCGCCCAAAGCGTTCTGGGTTCACATCCGTGGACGTGGGGTTCTCCGGGTAGGGATTCCTCCCTGGCGCAAATTCAGGAATTATTGGCAATTTAAACCTCGATTAAAACGTCTGACAACATTCCTACGGCAGTGGCGACACTGTCTTCTTTTGTCGGGAGTGATATAAAGATTGTCCCCAGAAAGCTTGTGCCCCCTCTTACAGCTGGTTATAAGAGCAGCCCTTCTCCTGCAGTTTTCTTTCGCTGTCACTGGCTCAAGGTGGTCCGGGTTCACACAAGATCTATTTCTACAAAGATGATCTAGCTGCAGGCCAACTGGTATTGGTCCCTTTGCTTTTTCGTAAGCCACCCTGTGAGCAAGCTTAGTTTTATAAAAAACGGTCGTCTTGCCATATCCGCTTTTATATTTTCCACCACTCCACTCAATACATGGTCCAAGCACTAAACAACTCCTCCGCTAGTCCTAGGATAGTCGTAGGAATATGGGTTCTTGGATAGAGCGCCAAGACCAGCACCGAAGAGCCCGTAGAATCCTGCGCGTTCGGCAGACCCAGCATTGAAGTCGCTCAGCTGGCCCTCCGTGAGAAGCGATGTTCTGCGATAGTTAGCGGCATTGGCCGTGGCCCGCATCTCATCAAAAGCATTGGCGGCGGTTTCTTCCATCTGCAGCAGAGGGGAGCCAGTCGTGGCCTGCACACCCGAGCGACCAAAAGCAGAAAGCTGCGCGCCCTTGACCAATTCATAGCGGCGCTGGATCTGGGCGATCTCGTAGTTGGCGCCAATGGTGACTTGGGCTGCCTGAGCACGCTTAGCGGCTGCCTCAGCGCGATAGGCGGCGGCCTTATCCTCGGCGGATTGGTAAGCGCCAACCCCCTGGACAATCTGGCCACCGACCATAATGGCTGCTGCCGACATCTAGAATAACCTCGCATAAAGGTTCGCATCGTCACGATCAGGAAGGAAGCCATACATCTTGCCTTCAAAATCGAACCCCAAAGACTCAGCAAACCGATTGCCCTTAGTATAGCTGCTGCGCACGGTAAGGGAAACCCTGTGTAACTCCTGCTTCTGCACAGCATAGGTTATAAGCAACTGGCAGGTCTTGAAAAGGGTCTTGGGGTGCTGATCCACCCGATCGTCGAATATAGCCCAAAGCTGCGCGCTTCCGGCCCATTGCTTGTAGGAGCCAGCAATCCCCAAAAGTTCTCCCGGAGGCCCAAAGCCCATGGCGATCGAGTTGTTGTTCTTGCCCGCGCGAGAGAGGGCGATCAGGTCCTTGACGCATCCGACTTCCCCGATCGAGTAAACGCCTTTCGGGCTCAGCCTATCCACATCGTAGGGGTAGACGTTGTGAAGGCTGAATCTCATGACTACACCTCGGTGGAAACGACCCTGGAGCAGATGGATAGGATGGTGCATGGCCACGGATCTTCCATAACCAAAGCAAAAGATCCATCCTTGTCAGCGCCCACCGGAGGATTGACCTCCATGATGCCGGTAAAGGTCGGCACAAGGGGGCCATCGTCCGAGTCGAATGGAATTTCTGAGTATTGCGTGTTCTCTTCCCAGCCGGTGCTCCTGGCAATCCTATTGGCGCCGATCTTGAGGCCGAACGTCTGGTGAAGGCGAATGGCGATCTGGTCGGCGCTCTTCTCGCTGCGCATATAGAGCTGCGGAGCATCTCCCCCCTCAAAGGGCAACATGCGCAACTCGGCTCCAGAATGCAGGCCAATCACCATCGTCGTCGCCTTCGTTGGGATCGTGAAATCCCCAGAAGAATCTAACGTCACTTCGCCGTTGTAAACAACATTTCCATACTGGTCGGTAGCCACAACGTAGGCCGTAGAGGAGGCAAAGCGCGTGTAGCCCGTCCAGGAGGTTGATCCAGATCCGAGCGCAGCGCTCCTTGATGCGCAATCGAGGAATGCCCAAATATCCCCGGCAGATCTTGCCGCGCGAAGATCGGGCATGGACTTGATGTCGTCCATATACTCAATTTGATATTGGTAAGCGCCATTGATGATGCGCTTCACAACCATCCACAAGCGGTCAAGCTCGCCATTAGTGTCGGGCACGCAGCATATAGAGATAATCTGCGGCGGCAGCGCATAGGCAGGATCAAAGTTGTTGATGTCGTCCATCTCGCCACCAAGAACGTGCGAGTGCCAAGAGGCGATCTGCTGCTGGCGATCGCGGGTCAGGCCATAGAGGCGCCCATAATTGTCGAGCGCCCAGACCACGCTAAAAGGGCTCTCCTGGAATGCCAGCTGGATGATCTTTGGTTTTGTGGATGTGGCGCCATCAAAATCACCATATAGGGTTGAGACGTGGGAGGCGAAGAGATTCAGATCGGTGGCAATATAGGAATCTGCCTCAAAGTTAAACACCAGCTCGCGCAGGGTTTGCCCGGCTCTCTGCACGAAGGTATTGGTATATGCACTCCTCGTGGGCTGGACAGACGCAGATCCGTGCGTCGTTTCCTCATCGAACTGCACCTTCAGTGAAGTCCCCTCCTCCGTGATAGTGCCAACCCACTCGGAGCTTGTGGTCCCAATCGTAAGCTTTTTTCCTCCGGTCATCCAACGGATCTGGTTTAGCTTGCCAGAATCCAGGGTGAGCGTGAGGGGCCGGGAAACCCCGGTGGCGCCTACGGTCGTGGACATTTGGAAAAAATCTGCCGTCTCAGAGAGCCAGAAGGTGTCGGGCTGGGAGGTGTTGCCACCAAAAACGGTGCGCTGGCTGTAGAGGGCAACCGTGCGCGGGAAGCCCCGATAAGTGCTCCAGGCGCCCTCCCTCCAGGTTGTTACGGCTCCAGTGCCAGCAAATGCCACAATTACCTGCACCGTCACATGCGTCGAATCCGTGAATGCCGTGACAAGCGCCACGCCTTCATAAACACCGTCGCCATCAGCATCGACGTTGAAATAGGTTCCAATGTGGCCAGAGTCAAACAGTGCCGCCGAGGCTGTGAGCGTGCGGCCAGTTCCGACAGAGGCCGTGCTGATGGCAAGCGTGGTGGTCGTCACGTTGTTGTCGCGATAGGGAAGGGAATAATAATTCGGGCGGCTGCCAGCACCAGGAATCACCGTCACCGTGGGCGTCTCCACGTAGCCCGTCACAAGGAAGGCTGGGGAGGATGATGTGCGCTTCAAAACGATGGGCGTGAAGCTCTTGTGGGTCAGGAAGAGGGTGTCAGCCGACTGGGCATATTGGATCTCGTCGAGATTGATCGAGGAGGCCACTGTCACCGTGGAGCCAGTCGGAGTGTAGACGGCATTATCCGACACACGGATCACGCGGAATTCGATCGATGTGCTGCTGGCCAGAGAAATCTCGACCACGTAAATATCGGCACCAGAGTCATAGGAAACTGCGAAAGGAATGAGGCGAGCTGGCTTGTCGCTAACGGTATTCTTTACATATCTTGTGCCGGGCCTTCGTGTAATTCCTCCGCCCTTGAGAACGATAAAGTTTTCAATCTTGCTCGCGCCAAGCTGAAACTGCGCAAGGTCAGAGCGGCCCTCAAGAAGGTAGCCAGCCTCGCCGCCGAGGAAGCTAGTTTTGGGAACGATCTTCCGCATTAATTCCTCGCGTCAACCCAGGTGTTGGCAAAAGGTCCTTCAGGGCTCTTCTTGTGGGAATCGTTGTAGCGGGCAGCCTTGAGATCCATCTCATAGCCCTGCATCATGAGGGCGGCTACCTCTTTGGAATTTACCAGCGCATAGGCCAGCTCAGCCGCAATCCGCCAGGCCAGAACTTCCGCAAAGGCATAGGTATACCTGCCGGTGTCGGTGATCTTGGCGGTGTATTTAATCTTGAAAGGCTCAACGTCGGCCAGGAGGTATTCGTTGACCGTGTCGAATTCCTCGTCCCAGTCCTCGCCCCGCTGCATTCTGAGGAAGTCGGCAGGCTTCTCATAGGCATAACCCCAGCCGTCAAGCTCCGTGCTGCCAGCATCCACAGAAGCCAGCTCCACCATTTTCGTGGCAAAGCCCCAGTTGTGGTCTTCTAATACCTTATTGCGCAAGTAGGAGAAACGGGCATTGCAGAGTCGGGCCGGGACCGTGTCTTCGTCCAGGCTCCCGATCAGCACTTTCTGACCAAGCTTGATCAGGGCGCTATTGCAAATACTTACCTCTGTGATCGCTTCATCCATAAGGAAAACGCCCCCTACACCGAAGTATAGAGGGCGTTCCCTTTTGCCGCAACCTAGAGCTTAAGGAGCAGCGTAGTAAACGAGGAGCTTGATCGTGCCGCTCGTGGCGTCGGTGTCGCCATCGATGGTCACGATGATGTCAGCGTCACCCTCGATTTCATAACCAAAACCAACCATGTTGGCCTGTTCGATCATGCCCACGGTGCCAGCGCTGGTCACATCCACGTCAGCCAGGAAGGCATCCGGGTCGTCAGTCAGCGAGGATTCGCCAGTGGCGTTATACTCATAGCCCACATCGATCGTGCCGCCAGAGGCGTCAAGATCGGCGAAAGCCACGATCACATCGAGCACGCGAGCGCCCTTGGGAAGCTTGCCCATGTAGATCTTGTCGGCAGCCGACAAGTCAGCCGTGAGAGTGTAGCTGTCGTAGCAAGCGCGAACCCGACCGCCGTATTTGTTGCCAGCGATAGCAACCGAAGGCACAGTTTGGAATTTATCCGTGTATGCCGATCCATATTTAGAAGCCATTCTTTATCTCCTTGAAGTTTGTGTTGGGGCGGGGGGTTATTCCCCCACCCCGTCAGCTGGTTAGGTGGGCTTGCAAACCACTTCCACCACTTTGGCTTCTTCAAGCCGCGTGGCGCCGAGGCTCATGCGAGCAAACACCTGGGTCGCGTAGTTCTTATCCGCGCGCTTGTCGATCTTGGCTTCCATGTCCTGGCCGATCGAGAGCACCACACCGTCACCGGCCCAAGCCAAGCAGCGGGTAGCGTTCGACACGGTAGATCCAGCCGTGTCCACAGTGCCGTTGCTGTCGTGGATAGCATCCACAGCAGCCAGGCGCTCGGTGCGCACAAACTTGAAGCCCAAGAAGGTATCAATTTCGCCCTGCACAAGAGCCTTGATGGCGTTGTAGTCAGAACTGGTCACTTCCGTTTGCTTCAGAAGAGCCATCAGCTGGAAGGCGTTGATCGCCATGTAGCGAGGAATGGAGGGGTCCACATCGGCGGCGTCGAAGAGATACTTCGCGCGGCGCAGAGTGCCCACGTTGAGGTTGGTGGCGGTGCCGGGAGTGCCATCCACGTAAGCCAGAATCTTCTGGGCAGCGGGGAGGGGCACGGCGGTTCCGCCGGTTTCGCCAGAGTAGGCGTTACCGCGCATAGCGGCCAGGATCACGTCGTCCATCGAGCGGCCCATCGCGAACATAGCCGCTTGGCTATAAGGCGAAGCCGGATCGATCAACATGCGGATCTTGTCCTCATCGTCGATCAGGTCAGCCCAGATGTAGTCTTCCAGGCTCACAGCACGACGGCTGTGGGCGGAATCGATCTGGGGGGTGTCCATGTGGCGGCTGGTCTTCACGATCGCAGCGGTTTGGCCGAGGCGCTCGAAGAACTGCCGTTTGCCCTTCTGCATCTCCACGCGAACGAGTCCGCGCAGGCGAGAGCCCTTTTGTTGCGACAGGTGGAAAATGTTGCTTTTGTACTGCTGTACAAATGCTTCGGTTACTTGCATCGACATAGATTGCCGTGCCTCCAAAGGTTTGGTTGTTTGGGGTTGTGCGGATTATCGGCGCGGGGCCGGTCCTAGGAGGCGGGCAAAAAAGAATCGGGTCCAAAAGGATTGTCCGAAGACCGCCTATGGACCCGATTGTTGCAAAACGCAACAGTGGCGTCAAGCGCCCTGTCGCAAATTGTGGAGACGCTCGTAGAGCTTGTTCCGCTGCTCCACCCATGCAGCCATGTTGGTCGAGTTCACGTCGGCATACATCTTGCGCTCTAGGCTCTCGATTTCGTTTTGGATTTGCGAAGGATCTTCGTTCTTAAAGGGGATGCCAGTGCCGTCACGGATCTTATCCTCGCCCATCATGTCGGCCAGCTTCGCGAAGAATGCAATCGCTTCAGGGCGAGAGCCAACTCCCGAATCGCGCAGGAATGCCTTGAAGCTATCATCTGCGAGCGAGCGCACCGCAATGCGGGCCTTGTCCACGGTAGCCTTGAACTTCTCATCTCCTCCAAGTGATTGCTTGTAGGTGTCGAGGGACTCCTTGAGGGCATTGTTCTGCTCCGCCTCCAAGTTCTTCATCTGCTGGATCTTCTGGTTGGCATCCCACTCAACAAGGGCCTGCGCCTGCTTGGTAGATAGCCCAGCCTTATAGGCTACCTCTTTGAAGCCTTTGGCCACAGAGTCGTCCATCTTGACGCCCTCGGGCAGCTTCCACTCATACTTGTCGGGATTCTCCGGGCGGCCAAGCTTGTTGTAAAGGTTTCCCCAGTCCTCTTCCGTGGCCTCCTTGCCGGGGATCACGATCTTGTCGGCGCCAATCATCTTCTGGGCGCTGACCCAAGACTTAGCTAGGGCCGAGGGGTCTTTGAACATTTGAAGAGAGGGGTCTTTGCCAAGGTCCCCGAGCCCCTCCAACCAGCTTTTGCCAGGAGGGTCGCCAGCAGGAGGTTGTGAAGGGGATGCTGGCGACGCAGCAGGCGGGTCAACGACGCTGACGGGGGGAGTTTGGGGAGCCGCAGGAGCGCCGCCTCCGCCGCCTCCAGAGCCCGAGCCACCGGCTTCTTCATAAACGATCTTCTCCATAGGATGACGCTTAAACATGGGAACCCTCCTCTATTTGTTGCTCTCTCAAGAAATCATCTGGATCGACCCGCAGGATAAAGAAAATCTCTTTAATCATCTCCTGCTTTCCAAGGTTCTTCGCCGTGATGTCAGGGCAGCCAGCAACAAAAGGGGTTGTGTCGAAAGTGAGCGACCCGCCCTAGCGAGATCTTTGAGAACCGCTCTTCCCTCAGGAGAAGAGAACACGGCCTTATACTGCGCCATAAGGCGCTTCTTGGCGCTAATGCGCTTGTCTTCCATGCGGAACCCTTTAAGTTTTAGCCGGTCTTACCCTGGCCCATCTCACTTGCGATCTTAACAGCGGGGGCAACCTTTGCAACTTGATCAACACCCATCTGTTGTTTTTGTGCTTCCATCATGGATTGATTGGCCTCGTCCCTGGCCGCACGAATTTCTTCAATCTTCTTCTTGTCACGCAGAAGTTTCTGCGGCAGCCCGTAGAGGATCGCCGAGTAGCGCACGCCTTCTTCGCAATCGATCACATCCTTGGCGTTCGGATCGACTTGCAGGAAGGGGCGGCAGCCTGGAACACGCGCTGAAGGTTCTGAGCCTCCGACTGGAGCTGAGCCTTGGCAAGCATCGAGCGATACTTCACGTCAATCTTGCGCCCCGATAGAACCTGGGGGATAGGCGGAATGAGGCGCTTGCGGTCCAGGATTTCATAAACCCGCTCAATCAGGGGGCGCAGAAGCTCAGAGTGCTGGCGTCCAAGGAGCGGGCCAAGGAGGCGGATCTTCTCTTCCGTCCTCTGCATCACCTCGGTCGCAGTCATCTGCGGGCCTTCCTGGAGCTGCAGCTGGTCGATGTAGAAGCAATCACGGATGCGCTTGCGCACATCGTCCATCATTTCAAAAGATAGCTGAAGATTTCCACCAGACTCAAGAGGCTTAATAAAGTCGCCATTACCAGCACGGTAATAGTTAAGCCCACCAGGGAAAAGCTTAAGCGAGCCAATAACGCCATCGTCAGGAACAAGCATCGGCGGATTCGTTGCTTTCTGCTGCGCACGGATCGTCTCCTTCATCATCTCGTTAATCATCTTAACGTCAGGAAGGCACTTCATGGCAGGAGAGCGACCGTAGACTTCCCCGGTAGCCTTGCTCCAGCGAGGAGTGAGCCATGGGTAGGTGCTGAATCCGCGCTCTTCTAGGGTGACTGCGTCTTGGCTGTTTTGCTCCTTGATGTAGGTGCAGGAAATGAACTTCTTGCCTTTAATGGAAAGCTTCTGGCCAGAATCGTAATCTTGGTTGGGCTCGACAACCTGGAGGATTTCGATCTCCTCGCAAGAATCCTCTTCGGCGCGCTTCCTCACCCAGGATGGGGCCTTGTCGCCAAACTCCTGGATGATCTTCCTTGGAGCCCACTTGAAGCAGTAGAACACGGTGTCGATCACACCCTTGTTGCTCTCTTCAACAAAGCAATTCTTCATGGGCTTGGCCGAGAAGCGCACCACTGTCTCTGCGTCGTCTTCCACGCTCATGCATCCGATGCCGAGCACGCCCTGATCCATGTAAAGCTCGTGGATCTCGGTTTGGAAGTTGGAGTTGTTCATCGTCTCATGGGCAACATGAGCGGTCTGCTGGAGCCACTTCCTCACGTCGTCGTTGGCGTCAAGCTCGGCATCCCCGGTCGTGAACTCGAACCAGTAGGAGGCCGGGTTCGTGAGCATGGAATGAAGGGCGCCAGCCAAGAGTTCGTTGGCCTGGGCTCCCGTCGAATCATAGAGCTTTAGGTATTTATTTTCCCCAGGCGTCACTTCGCGAGTGATCACGTTCTTGTTGGGCAAAAAGTAATCGGTGAGATCCTGCCAAAGAGTGTCGAAATTTTGGCGCTTGCGCTTCAGGGCCTCAAGGCGCTTATAGGCCTCGATGGCTCGCTCGTCCTTGCTCTCAACTCCAGCGGCTTGTGGCTCTTGATATTCCATGCGCCCCTACACGTTATACTGGTATTGATCCGTCAGGATTGTTCCGCCCCTACCAGGCTGGCCGGTGAGCAAATCAACTTCTGTTTGACGCTTCACGCGCGCACGGTCCTTGCGGTCGCGCTCGGCAACAGCAGCAGGATCTTCAGCCGCAATGTTGGGGGGAGGCTCAGAAGCCAATCCCGCGCCCTGCATAAAGGGATCAACAACGCTTCGCTTGGTGCCGCCCATAACGATTTTGGCGGAGTCACCAAGATCGCGAATCGGGTTCGTTCCGTGGGCCACGAGATTAACGCCAGCCTTCACCGGCATCCACATCGGAGAGCTTACAACGGTCGCAACATCTTTTACGGTATTTACGGCTCCGCTCATCCCTGACTCCCGTAGGCAAATTCGTCATAGTCCATGACGGCCCGATCTTGCCTCTCAGGTTGATTGAGGGGGCGCTCTTTGTCAATCCCGATCGCCAACATGCGGAAGGCGTCAGCTCCGTGCGACCACTGGTTGTGGAGCGGTTTATTCCTAAAAACCTGAGCCTTGTCATCCCACTCGCGGCGGTATTCGCGAAGGCACTCTACTCCCCGGTGTGTTTGCTCTCGGTCAAACCAACAAAGGGGAAGCAGGTTTCTTGCGGCTTGGATGCCATCGTCAACACCGAGGCGGGGCAGGACATCAGCCACGATGCCAAGGTTTCGTAATACCTCCTGGCGAGATTTGCCAGTACCAAGCTCGCGAGCAGCAGCATCGTGAGGAAGTAAATGCGTCGTATAGACGTAGGGCTTAGCGCGCAACTCTTTGACGATCTCTGGGATGCTCCTCCCGGCAAGCTCGATGTAGTCGATGAGGCGAACCTCCCGGAAGAGTCTCTGCGCAAACCAGATGGCGGTGGAGTCCCCGATGCCAAGGTCCCAGGCTGTGATGACCCCGAGCGATGGGTCGTAGGGGACCGCCGTGATCCTCTGGCGCTTTTCGAGGTCGGCAATTTGAGTTCCGTAATAAGTGCCTTTGACGGCGGCATCAAAAGAGCACTCGAACTCTTGGTTGAAGGCGTCTTCTCCGATTTCTTTTTTGATTTGCTCAAGCTCGGCTTCTTCGATGAGGCCGGTTTCGGAGGCTTTGAAGACTTGGGTATACCAGCCTTCGGTTTGCTTGGCCATTTCGTAGATCTCATAGAAGTTGTTCCTTCCCTTGGGGGTGCCTATGAAAATGCAAAATCCCTGGCGATCGGAGAGGGCGGGGCGGATCACCTCGCTCCAAACCAATGGATGCATTTGAGCATACTCATCGAGAACGCAGCCATCCAAATAAATGCCTCGGTGAGCATCAGGATTGTCGGCGCCAGCAATATAAATTCTTCTGCCGCCAGGAAGATCTGCTCGCAACTCTTGCTCGTTGAATGTGGTGCCAGGGATATTGCGCGTATACATCTTGAGATAATCCCAGGCGACTTTTTTGGCTTGGCTGTAGAAGGGTGCAAAGTAGGCATAGCGAGGATTGGGCTTCTGGTTCTTCAAGCACTGGTCGACGAGTTCGTTGATGCACAAAACGGTTTTGCCAAAGCGCCTATGGCAGACGAGGACGTTAAACCTTTTCAGCCTCGCATGGATCAGGAGTTGCAGGTGCCTCGGCTGATACCCCGTCGAGATCTTCGTTGTCGACTCCCTGCTCTCCTCGGCCATCAGCAATTTCTCCTTGGACGATCTCGCCCGTCACCGGAATCTCACGCCTGATGCCGGTATCCACAACGAAGGTTACCGTTGTGGAAGTCTCTTTGGAAATTTTCTTCTGCTCGCCAAACTTATCGCGATTACCAAGGGCCATGAGGTGGCGGAGAATATCGGCCTTCACTTTGGCGCTCTTGGCGGTTCCCTCTGTCACCTCTTCCGCAATATTGGCGAACTTGTCGTGATAAGTTTCCGCTCTGAAGCGAGAAGCCACTTGGAGGGCTTTTTCAAATTCCGGGCACTTTTCTGCATAAAGCAAGACTAAAGAGATCGGGATCTTTAGCTTCTTGCAGGCGCCTGTGAGGGTCAAGCCCTCGGACATATCCCAGAGAATTTGCTCCTGGAAGTCCTTGTTCTCTTCAAAGAAGTTGTAGTCGTCGGGGTAGTTCCAAACTAGGAAATTATCAGTCTCTTTAGGAACATAGAGGATCTTCCCGTTCTTGTTCTTAGCCGGGCGGAAGAAGGTTTCGAGAGCTTTTGCGGTTTTGTCGCTCATTCTTCTTCGGACTCTACCTTCTTAGCTGTCAGGAAAAAAGACTTCTCGTAATGCTGAGAATACTCTCTTGGAGGGGGCGACTTTCTTTCAACGCGCCACTCTCTCCACTTAAACTCCAGCTTCCTCAAAGCAAGGCGATAAGCCTTCTCATCAATCTCGCCGCGCTCTCGCTTCTCACGCAGCTCCCTCTTCCGCTCACAGCTAATTCGATAAATAAACTTTCCGTCCAAGGGAAACCTCCTTAAGCTTCATTTCCCTTGTTAACTAGCTCGGACTCTTCGAAGCATCCTCTTCGAACCGGCTGGTGAAGATCGAAGTCTCTGTAGAACCGTATTCACATATCTACTCAGGATCATGAGT